TCAAAAAGAACAGGTAGACGAAGAACCATTTTTAGATTTTTCGAAACAAAAAACACGTAAACCAAAACCTAAACGTAAACTATCAGCTTGGAATAAGTTCGTAAAAGCTAACAGTAAGAAACCGCGTTTCCGATATCGTAACGGTAAGTTGAACCTCAAGAAGATGGCAGTAGCGTTCAGAAAGACCCCCGCAGGAAAGAAGAAGAGGCGCTAATGGCTTACGAAGCGGTACCCGATGACGTAGAGATTCAGAAGTTAACAGCTCTTGAACGTGATGCTTTATCCAGATACAAGATACACGAAAATATAAATACATTTTTAGCGAATGAAAACGTACCCGTTGTTATTGGTGGATTTATCGCGGGTTTTCTTGGTGTCAAATTAGCAGAAGATATTATTGGAGATTTGGAAAACAGACTTGGTAAATTAAGCGCTGATACAAAAGAAGATATAAAGAATATTGTAAACGTACGACTTCCGACGCTAGGAGCTCCCGTAAGTGTTGGTCTTGTTGACTTTCTCAAAGGTGCACCGTCTGTTTTTCAGGAGAAATATCTTTAATGGATTTGGGTTCATTGATTGCATTATTGAAATTGGCTCAGGATGCCGAGATAACTAAACCTGCTTTCAAAAGTATTGTAGTACGTCCGACCTACGCTAAGGAAACCGCATTAACCAGAGCTGAAGAAGGTCTTGGGCTGTAGTGGTTATTTCTGCATTAGAACTATTGGGGTACTTTATCGCTTGGTCATTATTCTATTTTGGAATAAGTCATTATATTGCTAAACTAAGTAAGGATAAGTGGGTTGAGTGGGCGAAATCATCCGAGAGTGATGACGATCTCTTAATTATTCTGGAACCGATCGTAGATGAGATAGAAGAACGAACCCACGGAATGCTTGAAACTTTTCAATCTTCTTTTTTTGGTTCTCTGGGTGCGGCTAGCAAAAAATTAGATGAGTCTACAGGCCAAAGTACAATTAAAGCTATAACCAAAGACAACCCTATAATGGGGCTAGTCGCAGAAATGTTAATGAAAAGAAGTGGCCTAGAAGGGCTACTAAACACCCAGAATGACCCCGAAGTAGGGGTAAAACAGCCCCAGAACAGAGCTAGACTAGGTCTAAAGTAAAGAATAATATATAATATAATATAATATATAGTATAGTATATACTAATAATAATAGGTATGACGCCCTCTCTTTTACATTAAGTATATACTTATTGTGTTTTGTAGTCACCCACTTCTTTTATTTTCCATATATACCGTATATACATATATAGGGGTTCTTTCCTTTAAGCTTGGAGAGATAATGAACAGAGAACAATTTTATAAGAATGGCGGAATGACGCCAAACCTAGTCCGAAATCATTGTATTAAATGCAATGAAGTTTTTGTAAAGAGAGATTACTATCAAGCTGATGGTTTCACTCCCATTAAAACTATACGAACGTGTCGATACTGTAAACATTTACACGCACAAAAAAATGGTTTTGCAACGAGGTTAAAATAATGGGCGGGATTAGTTCGGGTCGCACTCCGCACTGGGGCGGGGCGCTCAAGCAGGTCGCCCTCAAATTCCCTACGACTGCGGAGTGGTACTTCTTAGCCAAGCGAATATGCCGTTACAAAGAGATCTCTTTTAGCGAATGGGTCAGGCGGATAGTCAAAAGAGAAGCTCAGAACTTCAAATATACTAAGATGTGGCCTTGTGGATGCACTAATGCAAAGGGAAAACGACTATATAATTTCAAAAGACAACACTATTGTAACCAGTGCGGCAAGTATCTAAGCAAACATCACGAACATTTATATAACAAGACTCAATAAACGGGGCATGGTTAGACGTAGAGGCAGAGCAAGAAGGAAACCTTCGCGCTCTTTTGGAATTAATGTAATTGAAACTGGGGCCGCTTTGGCTCTTTTAGAACAGACTTCAGCAGGTTCTGCAATGAAGTCATTTTTAGCAGGCGATCTTAATACAGGATTAACGACTTTATCGAAGTCCGCAAAGTCAAATAAACAAGCAATCACTAAAACTTTAATCGGTGCGTTCTTGGCAAAGGCGGCTGTACGTTCATTTTCTCGGGGTTCGCCTGTATTGGCTTCTCTGGGACCAATAAAGGTAAGGGCATAAACATGGCAATAGTAGTAACACGTACGGAAGCAGCGTTGGCCGCAACGACAAGCTTTCAAAGCATGAATAATCAGTTTGCATCTTCAGGGCTTAGCCTTGTCGTGCCTTCTGGAGTATCGCAAATAAGTTCCATATCAATGGGAGTTAGTAGCGTTGGAACTGGAGCGGATTTCTGTTCAGGATTCAAATTAACGGGTACAGCACTTCAAGAAGGTGATGCAACCTTTATGGGTCCAGCGATCGCACAGGCCGCAAGTGGCGGTACTGGAGTAGCAAACTGTGTTGTTCAGGAAAAGACTGCACTGGGCGTAACTTCTGGAAACACTTTGGATATTCAGGTCGCAGTAACAACTAACGCGACTATCGATTCTAGCTGCACAATCACATTCGAGTAAAAATGCCCGAGGGCATTCCCTACGCTAGTACGAATGTAGTAGCAGGTGCAGGTTTAGGTCTAAATTATATTGGAACACATGTTTATGCATATTCGGGCGAAGTCTCGGTAGATAATAACGAAACCAGTTTACTTTTATTTACTACAGGTAATGAAACAATCGTAGGTATTATGCGTCCTTGTTATCTACAGAGTACGGGAGATGATTATGAATACAGAATTAAATTTAATGATATATTGATTGCTTATACCAAGGCGACAAGTGAAGCCACAATACCGGCACAGAAATACTTTGAAATAATTATTCCACCTTATACCAAGGTCGAAGTAACGGGGGATAATACCGAAAGTTCTTCTTCTGCGAATATAGGCGCACTCATCACAGGTAAATTATACAAATGACACTTTCGACGGGGCCGACCCTGAACTTTTTCAGTGATCATCTATTCGCTTGGAGCGGTCTCGAAGCATTAACCGCAGGCGGCACAACCTTACTGGATTTTATCTCTCCTAATAGGTTCTATAGTGTCGTCACCAATGTCTCTCTCGATTATAGCGGATGTTCTGCGGGTGATGCTCTCTCATGGACCGTACAAGGAAACGGAGAAGCGTTACACGTTAGCAAGTTCCTGATCATAGACGCAGGTATCGGGCCCCAATTCCCTAATTTATACTATACTATACCACCCAATACGGGCATGAAGATCCTTGCACAGGGCCCCACAGGGTTGATGACAGTAGTTCTAGAAGGTAAAGAGGTGCAGTAATGCCCACAAAGAGAGAACGTGAATATTACAAGTTAGGATTCATAGACGGCGCCGATTATCAAAAAGAACAGGTAGACGAAGAACCATTTTTAGATTTTTCGAAACAAAAAACACGTAAACCAAAACCTAAACGTAAACTAT